GTTAATTGCACAGGCTTGCCCGTCAGCAGGTCGTTCACTTGAAATTATCACCGTATACTACACCTGCCAGTCCGGGCGGCCGAGCCGGCGCTCTGATCTTATTCCATAGCCAGGTACCAATCGCAAAGATATTGTCGCGATGGCATACCTGTCGGACCGTGTATCATAAGTGTTTGGTGTTCTAGAAATTCGCTTACTTCATCATCCAACGCATATAAATGTCTATAAGAATCTAACGTCTCAGCAGAAAATTTTGGATTCAAATGATGCAGAGCATACATGTGCTTAGATCGATACGCAGGCACACAGGAATTCTCATCAAATTCATGGCCTCCAAACTTAATTGGAAAACCAACATCGACTTCCTTCACAATAGCGCCCGTCTTCTTCAATCGTCGCATGTACTCCTCATCTACACCAGTATCCTCTTGTACAGTATCATCGCCAAGGCAGAAAAATATATCAAACTCACTACCGCCAGCCGCTAAATGATCAGCTTGTTGTAAAATTGAATTAAATCCGATCGTTCCTAAACAACCAGACTTCATTATTCCAGTAACTTGTTGCACGAATTCACAACCACAATTTTCCTTGAACCGTGGATAACCAGCATGAAACATAGCTCGCATTCTATTTCTAAAAATTGTTCGCCAAGTTTCATTAGTTCCAAAAATCATACGCGGTACTAATCTCTCGATTACTCCCACGTGCCACTCATTCACAGTCCAATCCCAAGCCGATTTGTCAATCGAAACAGGCGTCTTACCACGGAAGGCTCGCGCCATCCATTTAAAGCCACCTTGTTGCGGAGACCAACCGGCTTTCGAAGGAATTTCAGGCCATCTCTTGATCATTTCATCAAGCCACTTCCCATATAAAATTCTATCTACTAGCGTATCCGTTAAACCAACACCAGAAATTAGGCGCCAGGACTTCTTCAACACTTTCGAAATTTTATGAGGTTCAGGCTTTATAAAGAGAAATATCGGATCAGCTTCAACACCTTTCAGCAACGCATTCCAACGTTGCCTTACAGCGTACTCAACCATCGCCACTCTAGTCTCGTCCAAATTAACTCCATCAAATAAGAATAAATCCCTATTTGTGGGGTAATGTTTCTTCCAAGGCCATCCAGGCGAGGCATTCCAATCCAAACTTTCTCTCAAAAACTTTCCAAAATCATCAGGCCATCCGTCCCAAATTACTTTTGTGGATATATAAATTCGCTCCAAAGTATTAACTACATCAGGTAGGTTTTCTATTTCTACATTTGCGTGTGATTCCTTAAATTTTCTAGCATGATAACACAACGAGGTATCTATTGCTTCAGCATCAGTATCAGGCCATTCATATTTCTTCAAATATCCTGGACTCAATTTTTCAAGTCCTTGCTGGTCGATGGTCCGGCTTTCGGCATGTTCGCAGCCTCGATCAAAGTCGCACGAATGGTTTCGGCATTTCCAACAGGTTCTGCCGCAGCCAATTTGTTCGCCTTGTACTGATCGATCGCCGTTCCCACATCGTTTATGTCCAAACCTAACTCGGTCAGCTTCTGAATTATCGAATTGCCCAAACTGAACACTTCTTTCCGTTTCAAAGCTTTCTTTACAGATTTCGGAATCTCCTTCACTGAAGACGCTTCGACATTCACAAAGGTTTTGAGAGTTTTGATTTCGGTCAGCTCTTTCTTCAGCTTCTCTATTTCGTCCACCACTACCTTCCTCCCTTCGTCGCTTTTCTTCAGTTGAGTTACCAACAATTGGTTCTCGCGGTAACGATCGCTTACCGAATTCTGCAATGATTGCAACAACATCGTTGCTTCGTTCATTCGTTCCATCATGCTGTTGTACATCTTCATGTATTCTTCTGCCTGACTGGCCGAGCATTCCTGCTCGGCCACTTCCAAGTTTTTTGACGTTATTTCACTAACCGCCTCATTTATCATCGTTGAAACAACTTCTGCTTATTCTTTGTATTGAGGAGGGAAACTAGGATTAAC